AATATTATACGGATGGCCGCTTTGGGAATTTTGAAATTTGAATTTTGAATTTCTTTCCCAAATTACAATAATGCCATTTGGTGTACACATATATATTGCACCCCAATACACCGATTGCCATAGAATTAGTTTGTACACCGATTGCCAAAATGCCACGTGCGGACGTTTTTAGATTAAATGCAAAAAACTATTTTCTCACTTATCCCAAATGCTCTCTAACTAAAGAAGAAGCCCTCTCACAATTAGAAAACCTACAAACCCCAGTAAACAAAAAATACATAAGAGTCTGCAGGGAACTTCATGAGAATGGGGAACCTCATCTTCACGTGCTCATCCAGTTCGAAGGGAAATACCAGTGCACGAATAACAGATTCTTCGACCTGGTATCCCCAACCAGGTCAGCACATTTCCATCCGAACATTCAGGGAGCTAAATCAAGCTCAGACGTCAAGTCCTATCTGGAGAAGGACGGAGACACCCTCGACTGGGGAGAGTTTCAGATCGATGGAAGATCTGCAAGAGGGGGTCAACAGACAGCCAATGACGCTTACGCCACAGCACTTAACGCAAGCAGTAAGTCAGAGGCTCTTAGAGTCATTAAGGAATTAGCACCCAAAGATTATGTACTACAATTTCATAATTTAAATGCTAATTTAGATAGGATTTTTGCACCTCCTTTAGAGGTTTTTGTTTCTCCCTTTTTATCTTCTTCTTTCGATCAAGTTCCAGAAGAACTTGAATGCTGGGTATCAGAAAATGTAAGGGATGCCGCTGCGCGGCCTTGGAGACCCGTCAGTATAGTCATAGAGGGTGAGAGTAGAACAGGGAAGACCATGTGGGCCAGGTCTCTGGGTCCACATAACTATTTATGTGGTCACCTTGACCTGAGTCCAAAGGTGTACAGTAATGATGCCTGGTACAACGTCATTGATGACGTCGATCCCCACTATCTAAAGCACTTTAAGGAGTTCATGGGGGCCCAAAGGGACTGGCAAAGCAACACAAAGTACGGGAAGCCCATGCAAATTAAAGGTGGAATTCCCACTATCTTCCTCTGCAATCCAGGCCCGACATCATCATATAAAGAGTACTTGGATGAGGAAAAGAATTCAGCACTAAAAGATCTGGGCATAAAGAATGCAGAATTCTTCACCCTCACCGAGCCGTTGTACTCAGGTACCCATCAAAGTCCAGCACAGAATAGCCAAGAAGAGACCAGTTCGCAGACGTAGGATAGATCTTCCCTGCGGTTGCTCTTACTATTTTGGACTTGACTGCGCATCACATGGATTCACGCACAGGGGAACTCATCACTGCAACTCAGGAAGAGAGTGGCGTGTATATTTGGACGGTCAAAAATCCCCTCTATTTCAAGATATCCCAACACCACGAGAGACCATTTCTATCCAACAACGACATAATCACCATACAAGTCCAGTTCAACTACAACCTGAGGAAAGCGTTGGGGATACACCAGTGTTTTCTAATTTGCCGAATCTGGACTCGTTTACGTCCTCAGACTTGGCGTTTCTTAAGAGTATTTAAATATCAATGTATGAAATATTTAAATAGTTTAGGAGTTATTAGTATTAATAATGTAATTAGGGCAATGTCTCATGTATTGTACAATGTATTAGAAGGCACAATTGATGCCGAATTATCCCATATAATAAAATTCAATATTTATTAATTCTGAACAGAATCATAAAAATAGATTCTGATCTTCAAAGTTGCATACACAGGATTACTGGCATGTGTACATGCCATATACATTAGAAGAGCGTTCTCAGTATGATTTTCATACTTGGCAGCCTCTTGATGATTATACACTACATAATTATTAATCTTCATAAATTTCCTAACTAATGCCTGTTCCTTGGAAGCATACTGACCACCTGTAACCGTTGCAGTAAATTTCCTTAAGACCTGAAATCGATCTCTCATATCATTCTTGACAGTTGCAGTACTGGGTTCATTGTCATACATGTTGAAAACCTGTCCAAAATCCATAGCAGTACCAAAGGGCCTTCTATCACGAACCAGGAAGAACATAACAGTGTTCGTATGATTCTTGGTCTTGATGTTCTCATCCATCCAGATCTTACCCAAAACATAAATAGACTTCACACAAAATCTCTTACCCACACGGTGAGTAAGCCCATTACCACGAGTAACATCAGAAACACATATCACCTTGCCTGTATGGGCTATATCATGTCTCTGTTCATAAGACTGGACCTTACACGGACCTTCGCACCCCTTGGGAACATCAGGGCTTCTGTACAGTCTGTACATCTTGGGCTTTTTGTACATGGGCCGATTGACCCATGTCCTCCTTTTGTTTGTGACGAGGACAGTGGGGGCAACAGCACGGCTGACATATGGGCTGTCGAAGTTCAGCCGGCGACGAACCTTGGAAGCGGGAGTGGAAATGACTATATCGGCGGGACGCTTCGACATAATCTCTTGCACGGATAACTAATATTAAATCACGAATTAAATCGTAACCTAATGTGTCTGGAGAATACGTATTTTCTACTAACTGCAAATACTTAATTGCTAACATACACCTAAAACCATGTACGGTTTCAGGAAACTCGTTGAGAAGTGGATCCCACATTTCTGAAAACAAACTTGGTGACCAAGATATAAATAGAGGGACCACCACTAATTTAACTCTGAGGGAGCGTTTTTATTGGCCGACACGAGGTAGTGGGGGGGACCACTTTTAAAAAAATCGCGGCCATCCGGT